CGTGCGAACTGCGCAGCCTGATTGGTAAATTGGTCCAGCTTTTCAGCCAAGGACAAGAGCCTACCAACAGCGCCAGTCGCTACCGTTTGGGGAATGATGTTTACTTGTGTTCTATGCGCTGTCATGCTGCCGCCGCTGCTTGCCCAACACCAGAAACCAATGTAGTCAAAGCGCCAAAGTTTGCCGTTGACCGAGCATTCCTACCCCTAGCCCGCTGGGTTAATGCTGAAATTCTAGAATTAAAAGCGTCCCTACCTGTGGATTTTCGTTCAAATTCTATACTTTCGTTCAAAACAGTAAGGGGAGATCCTTCAAACGCTCTAACACCCGCCGCCCCTGCTTGTGCGTTCGCAGTTGCAAGCGCTCTCGCTAGAGTATCCTTTCTATCGGCTTCGCGCTGCGTTGCCGCGACCTCCTCAAGGCTGGCGTTAATCTCTGACTCTTCGGCTGCTATTTTCCCAGCTCGCCGTTGTGCCGAAGCACTCATCAAAGAGCTAAAGATTATCGCCGGTATCGCTGCCGCTGCCATTCTATTTGTACCTCATTGCTTTATTATACCGAAAACTCAACATAAGCTGCCAAGATCGTCATTGGCATTGGTTCGTCTTGTGTTATTAATACTTGCGCCTCGACTGTGTACCCACCGATGTATTTCTTCTTTAATCCAGTGATCGGTATCGGTGATTCAAACACATTAACGCCTATGGTTTTGTTGGCGATTCTAACCCCGTTAACCAAAACAGAATTACTCTCAAATAATTCTAATCCTACCCGTACTAGCCTTTTTCTTAATAAAGCATTGTGACCACGATCAAGCTGTATGTTTAATGGCATTAATTTAATTATAGGTGTAAAGACTACCCCACCAGTGATTAAATTAGCCTGTCTCGGTATTGTAACCTGCCCACCACTTACAACAAATTCACCTTGGTAAGCTCCATCAGCTATAACGCCTATTGTCTTTCCGTTAAGATGAGCTAGACCTGTAAGCGTGTCGGTTGATGTTGATGTCGCGCTAGAGTCAGTTGTCAAAGTAGAGTCTTCTTGTTCTAATACGTATAGACCGTTTCTGTTAACATAAAGGTACAAGGTATCATCAACAACCGCTATCGACTTAATTAAACCATCATCATCACCCCACCGCGTATACCCCGAAACCTCTTCCGATAAAAGCGAGTTATAAACCGTTAAAGATCCATCGCTATTAAGTATGTAGGCGTAATTGGCGTCAACATCAGTGGTACCCTTTGAGACTACTATCGCTTCAGGATCGCTTAAAAGGTGACTAGATAAAACAGATACAGAATCAGAAACATAGGAATTGGTACCATCAAAGTATACGAAACTTCGTAAAGCTTTGCCTGTTCGTTGAATGTAAAGCGTAGCGCCATCAAGTGTTACAGGTCGAACCTTTTTAGCACCAAAGTTTGCTTGTCTTGGAATGGCTACATTCGATGGTGTAATGGGTGATTTGTTTACGTAAAATTCACCGCCAGTAGTGAATATCTGTAAATTCCTATTACTGATTAATCCAACAATTGCATTGATTTGGTCTGTGTCCAAAGTAATGTCGATTGACTCGTCATCACGTCCTTTACCTGGATTAAAGTCAAAGAAGAAATTAACCAATGATCCCCATATGGTTTGAGGTCTGGATAAGGTTGAAGCTAAATACAATCTAGCTTCGTGGAATGTCCCAACCGTTGGCCAACCTCTTAATGCTGACCATACATCCTCACCCCTGGATACACCTTGCTGGGTTTGTGTAACAGCAACGGCAAAGGTAGCACTAGCGCTGTAATCAGGCGTTATTCCTATAACTTCCCAGTCCTTTGCGCTATCGTTCTGAAGCGTTACCGAGTAATCCTGTAAAGATGTAGAAGTTACAACAATAGACCCTTCGCTTCCTGTGTTAGGTAATGCGGTTATTGCATCTTGCATTAATTTGGCATTACTTGATCCGGTACCAGTGAACACTATCTCAGTTGTGAGTATTCCTTCCAAAGATATCCTATACCTATCTCCTTCGGTTACATCAGTAAATACTATTGCCTGTATCTCGCTAGTGGGAGCTGGGCTTGACGCATCATTAAAATCAAACTGTGGAATATTATCAAATGGAGCGGCCGATATTGTCCAATCGGTATCAGATGTTCTAGCTAGAATCATCGGCGCAACAGTGCCTTGAAGTATTAAAGCGGTATCAGCAGATTGAAAATAATCAATGTCCTTAATTTGAGTCAATGTATAAGGTGTAGGCAAGAAATCATCACCTGAACCATTTATGTTTGTTTGAAGTATGCCTTCTTTGAATATTTCAACCTTACCGTTGGTGAATAATAGGCAATAGTTAACACTAGTAGAAAATGAGAAGTTAACTATTTTCCCGTCGGTAGATGTATGTAGGTATTTCGTTCCGTTACGTCGGCGCAACCCGCCTTGAACTAATGTGGTGACACCTTTAGCAACTGCCGTTCCTGAATAGTATGATTTAAGATCCTTTCGGCCAACCATTCTAGGATCAAGTTCACCCCTATTTAACGATGTCTGAGCGCTGAATAAGGTTGCCATTAAAATCTACTCACGTTAAAAATCTACTCACGTTAAAAACTACTTCCGTTAAAACCTCTATTCCTGACATCAGTAAAAGGTTGATCAACAATAGGGACTTGTGGGTTTTGCTGTGAATCTAAAGCAAAAGCCTGGGCCATAGTAGCCCTGAACTTTTCCTCATATATTGAATTCTTATTCTCATTATCCGTAACTGCCATTGCTGCATCACTGGCGAGTTTATACATTACCGCTAATTGAAAATATTCTGGCCACTGTGATTCATCAGGTCTAAATATGTAATCAACATCAATATCACGCTGATTTGAATATATTAAATCTCGGTATATTTTATAAAATGCTCTAGGGTTAATCTTTAAAATACGGATACTGTCAGTTGGCATCTGAAACGCATATTGAAAATCATTTAATGGTGTTTGTGAAAGCCTGTTTAATTTCTGCTTTTTTAATGTGAATGTCCAGTAGTGACTAGATAACAAAGCCTTAATGGTAGGCTCATATATAGCCCCCATAACTTTTGCGCCTACCCCTTCATCGGCGAATGAGCTTATAGGCTCATCACCGATGAGTTGTAGAGCATTAGAAGCTAATTGAATGTTGGTAGTCATTTAACAGTCATCTAAGACAAGTTAGTTGAAGGTATAGTTAATCCATCTACTAAATCGATAGTAATCCCATCATTAATGGCGCAATAGGAAAAATATACCAATGGTGTACCTCCAGTATCTTCGACTATGTAAACCAAATCATATACCTGGATTAAATCGATCGCAGGCAAAAAGTAATCTACATCAACAACACCTGTGTCGGCGGTAATGTAAACCCACATTCTAGGGCTTGTTCCACCTGGGCCTATTTGTGATAGTGAATCAATTGAAAATGCCATTCTATACCCCTTCGTCGTATTGTAGTTTGATTATACCTTGAGGCTCACGAGCAATAGAACCAGCCTTCAAAAGACCATTGGCTAACCATGACGTCTTTTGTGCGACCCAATCCACCATAGTCATATTGTCGATGCCCACAGCGATACCGATTGCTGATTTATGGTAAACAAAAGCAGTGCGATCCGCAGCAACACCAGGTAAACCACCTTCAGTACGTGAGCCAATCTTATGGAACTGCAAGCCCATGTACGTTTTAAGATCACCATCGACCAACGCTTTAACAACATTGAAATCAGAAGAGGTTACTTCGGTTTCTTCTAGAAGTTTTTGTAATGCCAGTGCGCGAACAACAATATGCCTATCACTTGAATCGGCTTCGATGTCGTCCAAGTGACCTACAGCGGAACGAATCAGACTTAACGAAAAATTAGCCGTTGCTGAATCATCAAATACCCGGCCTGTATCGGGGTTGCCATCATTAGTTACAGCAAAAGTAACCGTATTTAACGCATCGATAACAAGCTGGTCTTCCCGCCGGCCAAGACCTTTTGCGATAGTTTGAGCAAGCTCTGCACGTTCATCAAAGTTAACCTCGGCCTGATCAAAGATATCGGTATATTCAGGTGCTAACCAGTTTTCAAGTAACGCAGTTTGGCGTGCGTGCGTGATATCCATAGGCGTTACATCAGCTTGTGAGGCTTTTTGATTCGCAATCCCTTTACCCATACGTGTGAATTTATACGAATCACCAACTACACCCGTTCGGACAGTGACAGTATTTCGTAATGATTGCATACCTTGGTATTCGTGCTTGACCTCAGAGTCAAACTCAATAACCGCAGCAGCAGTGAGAAATTTAGACATTTTATGTACCTTCTATATTCTAGTTTCGGTAAGCCTGGTAGCTTGTCCAAATAGGGGCAACCATAACTAATTTAATTTGGTTACCGGCCTAGAATTGAAGGTTATCGGTGGGTTTATAATGTCAATTATATGACATATTATGCCGTAACGCTACTTATATGCTATTTATTCTATTACCTCGATTAGCATCCTGCAACTTGGTGCATTAAGCCAACCTGCCAATCCAGCGGTTTTTGCCAAAACTCCACCTTGATTTACTCCTGAAGAGTCTCTATAAATCTCAACAGTTAATACCTGGCCAACAACTGCGTTGATATCGCCTCGGAAAAAAGTAGGGATAACGTCTTCACCATCATCTAATTGTGAAAAGACAGAGCTACTAAGCTGAACACCATCAATTAATACCCTACCAAAAAGTATAGAGCTTCCTGGGTTTCCAGTTCGTCCAAACTGAAACCGTAATGACACGAGATAACTGCCAGCAATATTAAAAGTAAAGTTGCCTAAAGCGTCAAGGGTTACTTCTGGCGTATTCTGTAAAGCGCCAAACTCTAATTGTAACGCCACATCTGTTGATGATGGATTTTGGTCGTTAAAACTTTCAGCTAGAATTATCTCTCTTGACTGAATGTTTGACGAGTTTAACGCCGTACTGGTGTCAGTCTGTACTCTAAGTAAAACAGGCCCATTAGATGAGTTAACGTGAATCAGATCACCAAAATTCAATTGATTAATCTTATCAGCAAAATAACCTACTACCTGAACATCGCTTATTAAGTCGGTCGTCGTATAACTAAATATAGCTAAAGCTTTTGTTGAATTAGCGCCAATAGGTGAAAATGTCTCTTGTGTGAACATTACTATGCCTTAAAGGTTTTGTGCTTCGGATAAATGAGCAACCCAAAAATAAGCACTTATACAATTTACACTACTGTAACTATCGTCAATGCTTGAATATTGCAAAACAAATAAATCACCAACACTACCAACACTAATATCTATCCCACCA